CACCGGATGCTAAGCCACCAGCAATAGATCCAAATAAACCACCGGAACCCGGTGTACCCGGCGTACCTGCTGCCGCTGAACCTGCTTGTGCTCTTGCCCTTGCTTCCTCACGACCCGCGGCTGATGCCAGTAAACCACTTTCTAAGTCATATACATTCTGAATTGCCCCAAAGGATTGCCCATAACCACCAAGTACATTTTGTAGTTGCTGTTGTTGTGCTGCCCTGTTTAGGCCATACATATTAGCAGCTTGGTTGTAGGCTTGTAGCTGTTCTTGTTGTGCCATATTCCTAGAATTAGCACCTACACCTGCAAGGGCTCTTGACTGAGCTAACCCTAATCCATAAGCATCAGGGCTAACCATTCCTACACCTTCTCCTGCACCTACAGTATCCCCTGCTAGCCTCAACCCCATGCGGCCTGACCCAAATAAATCAGATTGTAGTTGCTGACGTTGCTGTTCAAAACCCGGTTCTAATAATGCGGATTGTTGTGCGTATATTTCTGCCTCTCTAGCTCTAGGGTCAGCACTAAAACTAAACCTATCTATAGGAGCTTGGGATTGTTCTAAATACTGTGATAGTAGTGGTTGTACACTAGTTTGACCAAACCTAGATAAGTCACCCAATTCAGGTGATAGTGTTGTATCATAAGTAAATCCATCTTCCCCTACCTTACGACCAGAGACACTACCTATACTGCTTTTATAAGAGAAGGGTTGAAACTTTGCCCCAGCCATAGGCTTTCCAGCTTTAGGCTTTTCTCCAAATAAAGTTTTAGTAATTTTACCCATTATAATTTCTTCCTTCTTCTTTGTTAATCCATACCTGACGGTTTATATTATCTAAACAATGTTCTGTGCTAAAGTATTTAAATCCGTACATCTCTAAAAACTTCCTATGCTTATTATCTTTAATTTCATGTGCAGCGTATATTGGTACTTTGTATAAGTCTAGTATATACTTTAGTGATACATGTAGAGCTTTCTTTGTTGTCTTGTTCCACTTGTAAATATCACAATGTATAAACTGTAAACCTTCAAACTCATCTAAGTACAGTGTATAACTATCATCCTGTACTACTGGGATTTTACCCTGTACTATCCTGTTCGCTTCCACATGTACACCACAATGTAAGGTTGTAAGTTGTTGTGAGCCGCGTCACCACCTGTTGATCCTGTAGTACCTGTATTAGTACTCTTGAATGAGCCACCTGCATCAATGTCATCATCTGTACCAGTGATGGTATTAAATGTGTGCGTGTGCGCTGGCAGCTCTGCAATACTTAGGGTGTGAGTAGCGGCTCCACCTGTTTCACTAAGGGTATCAAATGCTGCGTCAGTACCGTCAAGTCCTACCATGACTCTACCTGCACCGTATGCAGCCCATGTACCAAAACCAAGTAGAGTTCCGGGGTTAGTTGCTACTGCGGCATTACTATATATAGAACCCACTGGGTATATTGCGTTACGTACAGCAATTACAAAAGCTGTAGTAGCTATTTGAGTTGTGTTTGTACCTGCTGAGGCTGTCGGAGCTGTTGGTGTACCTGTTAGTGCTGGGGAAGCTAGTGTTGCGTATGCCTTAGAGGTTACAAATGCTGTAGTAGCAATCTGAGTGGTACTCACACTAGCACTTGCCGTTGGTGCTGTTGGTACTCCTGTTAGGGCTGCGTTATTAGCATTAGCTTTAGTATTAACTGCAACTTGTATTGCGTCAAATTCATCATCTATCTCTGTGCCCTTTACAATCTTTCCTGCGTTGCCCGTAGATAGTGCGTCTTTAGCTGCGAAGTCTGTTGTCTTTGAATAGTTACTCATTAAATAATCCTACCTTGTTTAGCGTAAACATCTAGTTTCTGCACACTAAGTTGTGCACCATTTATAACAGTTTCAATACCAATTTGTATAATAGCACCAGATCCTTGTACAGATGAATCTACTCTATCTAATGATATACCTGCGGTGTATTCAGCAACAGGATCACCCGATGCTCCAAATTCTGCTAGCCCATACTCATGTACAGATAACTCTTTTACTGTAAAAGGAAAACTAAAATAAGAAGTTGTATAATCAAACCCAGCCTTGAGGCTGAATGGCTGTCCTGAACTACCTATAACTGTGACAGCAGCTCTCTTAAGTATTTTGTTAATATTAGGTAATTGAAAATCAAAGTGGTTAGTAAAGTACTGCATAGTGTAAGAAGCACCATTATCCTGATACCCTGTATACTTTGCTAGTCCATTAGTTTGTGTTAAGAACATAGCCCTAGCAGTTGGATCATATACAAAATCTGTATGTGTTAAGTGATTCCATATAGTTACCCTAAGAGCTGCATTTTCTAATGAACCTCTTGTATCAAACACATAAGCCATTTCCGATTCCGGTAACGATATTAGATAAATAGCTTCATCAGGGAAGTAGCAAGACTTAATTAAACCAAAGTTAGATTCTCTCCCTACATCGTCCATAAAGTTGTCACGTATGTTTTTAGACAAATCATTTAGGGGTTGTGACTTCTCCTGTATGACACGATTTAGGGAGCGTAAACCGGAAGTAGATAGGAAGAGTATATCACCATTAACATTCTGTATTGAGTCTCTTGCAATACAACCCACCCCAGATATAACCTCTACAAGTGATAGGGTATTTACATCAAAGCTTCCTGCAAAGGAATCATTGTCCTTAAATATTATTATATTATTTTTACAGAATATAATTAAATTACCGTTTGCTGATCCTAGCCCTGTTATTACGTCAGAGCCACCAGGTAAGACCCCAGTTATATCAAGTGTACCTGCTGAACCCGATGCCCACTTAGCCCCGTCAAGTAGGTCTGAGAAGTATACAGTTGTTTTGTTGGTTGCTGTATCCGCTGCCCATAGTCTACCAAAAGCTGACATTACTATATTAGCTGTTGGTGGTGTTCCTGTAACACTAGCATGTACTGATATACTTTTAAATTCGTTAGCGGTTGATTCGTTGGTATAGTATAGTGGCTTAAAACCACGTTGGAAAAAGTAAGCCCTATCATTTAGGGTAGCGCTGTCCCAGTTACCCGCATTAACAGTGTCAGTTGTAGTTGGTGTAACTTCAGCTAGAGTAGCCAAACCTTTATAAAATTTAGTGGCAGACCAAGAGATATAAATATTATCCCCTGCTATATCTAAGAACGGGTGCATACCTAACAATCCTACACTAGACCCACCCGAAGAAGTTTGATATGCCCATCCTTTTCTAGCACCTAGCCTACCAAATTGATCAATGACACAATTGTTAGCCTCTAGTGCAAACGATGGGTCATTAGATACACTTGACTCTTGAGTATTTAATCCTAAAAAAGCAGGAGCTACTAAAGATGATGTTTCTAATTTTTTAGACATTAATTTGTACTCACTAAGTATGGAGTTTCTTCAACTGTAATTATTAAAGAACAGTTGACATTATCTGCATGTGCTACAATCAGAGTACCAGACTCTAACATCATATAAGAAGAATCACTTACTGCTGCATTTGCTGTTATACCAACAGCTAAAGATTTTGCTAGGAATATAGGGGTAACAGCACTCCCCACTTTAATACTTGCATTCATTACAGTAGCACTAGATGTTGCTGTGTGTGCTGCGTGAAAGTATATTAATCTCGCTCTTGTATTAGCAGGTACAGTATAGTAAGTGGCCGAGCTTGTGGTTACAGCGGGAACTAGTATTGTCCTAGCTTTCATACCAGATAGTCTCCTCTGGGTGTTTAGCAGCGTCTAA